AACAATCTGAACAAGCTCAAGCCATGCAACAAAGAGTTGCTCAAGAAGCACAAAAGCTAACTGCAATCCTACCAGAGTTTTCAGATCCAACCAAAGGCGAAACAGTCCGTAAGGAAATTCGCAACTATGGCAAAACGCTTGGTTTTACAGACGAAGAGTTATCTCAAGTCTATGANTCTAGGCACGTTGTTACTTTGCATAAGGCTATGATGTATGACAAATTACAAAAGTCAAAGCCANCAGTAACCAAAAAAATCAATGAAGCACCTAAAATGCTTAAGGCTGGTTCTGCTAATACAAAAGCAAATAACACCGAAACAATAAAGAAACAATCACAGCAGTTGCGTAATTCTGGCAAAGTCAGAGATGCCGCAGCTTTATTTGAACAATTTTTAGAATAAGGAAAAAATCATGGCAACGTTCCAAACCTATACCGCTATCGGTATTAGAGAAGATTTAACAGATGTTATTTACAACATCTCACCTACAGAAACTCCATTTATGAGTTCTATTGGTAAAACAAAAGCAACAGCAACATATCATGAATGGCAACTTGACTCACTTGCAGCCGCAGCAGCTAATGCAGCAGTTGAAGGTGCAACAGCTTCTGATATTACAGTAACTCCAACAACACGCGTAGGTAACAGAACTCAAATTTCTGAAAAGACAATTAAGATTTCTGGCACTATGGAAGCAGTAAACAAAGCTGGTCGTAAATCTGAAAAGGCTTACCAATTAGCTAAAGTTTCTAGCGAACTTAAACGTGATATGGAAAAAGCACTTTTAAACAACACAGTTGCATCAGCAGGTAATGCTACNACAGCTCGTACACTTGGTGGTCTACAAACTTGGTTANNNTCTAACTACGTTGGTGGCACTAACGGTACTGCTGGTTCATTAGGCACTACAGCTCGTGTATCTGGTACAGATGCAGCTTTCACAGAAACAATGCTAAAAAATGCAGTTAAATCTGCATATACGAATGGTGGTACTCCAACTATTCTTATGACAACTCCAACACAAAAAGTAAATGTATCTGCATTTACAGGTGTTGCAGCTCAACGTTACATGGCACCTTCTAACAAAGCTACTACAATNATTGGTGCTGCTGATATTTACTTATCAGACTTCGGTACATTATCTGTTGTTCCTAACAGATTCATGACTGCAGATTCTGGNGACAGTGGTGAACAAGCATTTGTTCTTGACCCTGAGTACGCAGCAGTTGCATATTTACGCCCATTCCAAACAAATGAATTGGCTAAATCTGGTGACGCTGATGTAACTCAACTTTTAGTAGAATATACACTAGAAGTAAGAAATCAAGCTGCTCACGCAATTATTGCTGACTTGGCAGAGTAATAAAGGTTTAATGGAACTTTATCCATTATTGAGTGCAGAGGTGATAGGTCATGCTTACACCTCTGTTATTCTTTTTATAGTGACATTTTAATATGAAACCAATAACATTTAGAACAAGCGTTGTTCATGATACTGATAGTGGTTTAGTTATTGAAACTAGACAAGACATTACAGATATTATAGATAGTAATTACAACCAAAGAAAACATACAGATAAACACACTCGTTGGGGTGATGATATATTTGATAACAAGATAGCTAGTATTCCTATGACTGTCTTTGACGAATTAAACAAAAGAGGTATTGTGCGTGGATTCCATGTCATAGACCAAAAAGCATTTAGAAAATTTCTTAATGACCCAGATAACAAAGTGTTTAGAACACGAGAAGGCACAGTATAATGGCATTTACTAATTACACAGACCTAAAAGCTACAGTAGCTGATTACTTGGCTCGTAGTGATTTAACAACACAAATCCCAGATTTTATTCAATTAGCAGAAAATAGATTAAGACGTGATCTTCGTGCAAGATTTATGCTTAAAGTTGTTACTACTACCACAACAGCTGGTGATAAAACAGTTGCACTCCCTAGTGACTTTTTGGCTATGCGTGGATTATATTTGCAAACCACACCTGTATCTACTATTGAATATTTAAGCAATCCAAGTTTCTTTACTAACGCCAGAACAACAGAATCAGGCGTACCTACAAAATATACAGTATTAGCAGCAGAATTTCAATTTGCACCTATTCCAGATTCAACATACACATTAAATATGCTTTATTATGCAGCACCGCCATATTTAAGCTCATCAGTTTCATCTAATGTATTTTTAGCTAATTGCCAAGATTTATTGTTATACGCAACATTAGGTGAGGCAGAACCGTATCTTATGAATGACGCAAGAGTTCAAACTTGGGCTGCATTATATGATAGAGGTGTAAATTCATTAACAGCAGCAGATGATTCTAGTGAGTACACTGGTAATCTTTCAATTACAACAGCTTAAGGAAAAATTATGTCAGAAATGTCAAACTATTTAGAGAACGCTTTAATTAACGTAACTCTACGAGCAACATCTTACACAGCACCTACAACAGTTTATGTATCATTATGGACTTCAAACCCTAATGATGATGCTTCAGGTACAGAAGTAACTGGTGGTTCATATGCTAGAACTGCAGTTACATTTGCTGCACCATCTAACGGTGTAACTACTAACTCTGCTGACGTTACATTCCCAACTGCAACAGCTTCATGGGGAACAGTAGGTTGGATTGGTATTAATGATTCTACTTCAGGACCTAACTTACTTTACCATACACCTTTAGATACATCTAAAACAATTGACTCTGGTGACATCTTTAAGATTTCAACAGGCAACCTTTCAGTTACTTTAGCTTAAGGATAATTCATGCCTTTAGTCGTAAAGGATAGAGTCCAAGAAACCACTACCACCACAGGCACAGGTACTATTACGCTTGCTGGTGCAGTATCTGGCTTCCAATCATTCTCTGCAATAGGTAACGGTAATACTACTTACTATGCTATTGTATTGGGTTCAGAATGGGAAGTAGGTATAGGTACTTATACATCTTCAGGCACTACCTTATCTCGCACTACTGTATTAGAGTCTAGCAATAGTGGTTCTCTAGTAAACTTTAGTGCAGGCACAAAGAATGTATTTGTAACTTATCCTGCTGAAGAAGCTGTTTACCAAGACGAAACTGGTGCAGCTTTTGCTCCACAGTTTGCAGCATCTAACGGACTAAATGTTAATAACGCTACTATAGGTACATCTTACACATTCCCTACAGGATATAATTCTGTAGAAGCTGGTGATGTTACTATTGGATCTGGTGCTATTGTTACTGTGCCTTCAACATCAAGATGGGTGATAGTATGAGTACAATTATAAATGCAACTACCACTAATGGTGTAGTGATACAACCTGATAATAGTGGTTCATTAGTATTACAAACTAATAATGGCACTACAGCACTTACTATAAGCACAGCACAAAACACTACATTAGCTGGTAAACTTACTACCGCTTCTAGTGGCATACAGTTTTCAGATGCAAGCACACAGACTGCTGCAGCATCACCTTATGTGCTAAAGAACCGTATTATAAATGGTGCGATGGTTATTGACCAAAGAAATGCTGGTGCTAGTGTTACCGCTTCTACAACAGGTGCATATGCTTTAGATAGATGGTATTTAGAAGAAGCTACAGATGGAGCCGCTACAGTACAACAAGTTTCTGATGGTCCTACAGGTTTTACAAATAGTTTAAAAGTTACAGTAACATCTACAGATACAAGTATAGGTGCATCACAATATTTTGAAGTAGACCAAAATATAGAAGGATTTAATACAGCAGATTTATCTTTTGGCACTGCATCAGCATCTACAATTACTATTTCGTTTTGGGTTAAAAGTTCTTTAACTGGAACATTTGGTGGTTCTATAAGAAATTCAGCAGCTAATAGGTCATACCCATTTTCATATACAATTAGTTCTGCAAACACATGGGAACAAAAAACAGTAACAATTACTGGAGATACATCAGGTACTTGGATTGGTGCTACTAACGGTATTGGGTTAAGATTAACATTTGCATTAGCAGCAGGAAGTTCATTATCTGGTACAGTAAATACATGGGCTGGAGCAAATTTATTAGCACCTACAGGCTCTACAAATTTAATGGGAACAGCAAGTGCAACTTGGCAAGTCACAGGTGTCCAACTAGAAGTAGGCTCAACAGCAACACCGTTTGAACGCAGACTTTATAATCAGGAATTGGCGAACTGCCAACGGTATTATTCTACAAGTATTCAATTGGGAAGTACAATTACTAATTTTTCAGCTTTTGGTGTTGGAAGCCCAGCAGCAACTTTCTTTGCTTCAGTAGGCTCTTCAAATGATTTATTTGGAACTTTACAACTTCCTGTTGCTATGAGAGCAGCACCAACATTTAATATTTATTCCGCAACAAATAGAACATCTGGGAGTGTAAGAGATAATGTTACTGG